CGGCAGCATTGACGCCGCTACTAATCACGGTGTTAGTGTAGTCAATGGTAATCTCCAGGTAGTAGTTGGACCCGAGGTTGCCTGCGTTCTGGTTTAGCCCATATACCCACTGGAATGAATCGGCGGCCGCGCCGGCGAAGTCGCCACATCGCACCCTATTGGTGTCGATATCCGCTAGGCCCGTGCCAGCACTGACCTCGTCATCCCACCAGTCAGAAGGTCCGATGGTGTCGTAGCCTCGGACCAACCAGTTACCGCCAGAGTTATCTTCGAGAGGGCCGTCGGGGTACGTGAAGGCGTCGGTATCTACGACAGTGTCCACGGCCGCACCCGGCCGGGTAGCCACGGTACCCTGCACCAGCCGCTGAATAGCCTTAGTGCCGTTCACGGCGGTAGCGATCTTCTTTGAGATACCTGGACGCCGGGACCCACGCAACCGGTGCCCGCTATCGAAGGGCATCACGTTCTGTGACTCGAACGCCGTGCCCGGGGACTGGGCGGAGTACGGAGTATCCTCAGACACACCACGCAACGGGAATTGTATTGGTACTCGGGGCACTGACCGCTCCTGGGATAGAACCGCACACACCTCGGTAGAAGTGCGTGCAGGAAGATTAGCGAAGGGCGACCTTGGCGGCCGTTTCGGGATTGTAGCTGACGAGGCAGGACCGGTAGCCAACCTCAACCGCGTGGATCAACACCTCTTCGCCGTTGGTGTCGTTGGCACCGTTGGTGATGAGGACGAAGTTGACCACGTCGTTACGGTTCAGGCTTTTCTGGCTCAGGTCGAACTCCAGCCACTTTTCCGTGGCCGAGAGGACCGTACCGGGTGCCGTCGGGTTCAGGTCCGCACCAAGTGCCAATCCGGCGGTCTTGATGTATACCGTGGAGTCCAGTTGCACATCGTTATCAGTGGACACTAAAATCTGACTAGCCAGGACCCGGACGAACAGGGCATCGGTCTCTTCATCGTAATCCCGAGGTACCGGGAAGGTGATGTTGCCGATGGTGTCGATGCCCTCCTCCACCTTGACCACTCGGCCGTTGGTCTCATCGGAGGTTAGCCACGCACCGCTGAGGGTGGCGACGGCGGCACCGGCCTCGGAACCGTCATAGTTGATGACAGTCCGCAGGTCCAGCGAGCCTAAAGGAATGGGGATGTCAACCAAGAACCCGGCGTCATTGCGGATCGAACCGCTGGGGTTACGACCGCCACCGGCGACGATGGATTTGGCGACTGTGAGGAAATTGTTTGCTGAAAACTTCATACTATTCTCCTTGCTTGATGACTCGGAAGAACATCTTACGAGTTAATTAACTGACACGTCAGGCCGTTGGTACAGACTGCTTCGGAACTGCCGGAGGGCCTGTGCCCCGCTTTGGGGGCCAGAGGGGTTACCGAAGTACCCCAGTTTCTTTGGGGCCGACAGGGCATCTATCCGGTAGCTGTTTGGTAGACAGACGTTCCGGTAGTATTCCCAGTTCGGACCACTGGTTGAATCCTCAACGTCCTTCTCAGCGGTTGCGAGACATGCGGCCTTCAAAGTCTCGTCGTGTGAGTAGGGCAGTTCAGGAACCTCATCAAGATCAACGAGCTTATCGAAGTGCAGGATGAGGGGCGTTTCAATGGTCATCGTTTCGTCCGGTGCTGGGTAGGCCATAAGCTCCCACCGCCGACGTGGCGTGCCCGTGGTCATCGGCCGTACGGCCAACCAGTACGGGTCGCCAGTTTCATCCGTGACATTCTCCCGCCAGGAGCGGATGAATGATTCGTCCCGCCACTCAAGGCTGATCCCTTGGTTCGTGTCGGCGGCGTACGTCGGCTGCCCGATGTACTGTCCGCTGAACGTCTTGGGCATCGTGTAGTTGCCGTCGGCAGTCAGGGTCCATGTTACGCCGGCCGCACCTGCGGCAGTAGCATCGCCCCGAACCTTTACCGACGTAGCTGACACGTAGTCAGCTATAGTGAACGTACCTACGCCGGTAAGTACGAGGTCCTTCTCTTCCATCGTGGCGTAGAATGAATCAGACGTGACCGTCAGGGTGGTTTTATTGGTAGCCGGATCGTAGCCCGCCGAGACTGCCAGATTGGCAGCGTCAACCGCTATGTCTGTCCAGATCACAATAGACGCCGTGGGCCTAGTGAACCGCCACCCGTTGGGCGGGGGACCGTCGGCGTACAGCATGCGGATGCCGTTGTTGACCAGCCGCTTACACTCACTCAGGTCATGCACAACTGTAGGGACAGCGACCTCTCCGGCACCATCGGTACCGTAGGACGCCACACCAATCTTCCGGGCCACCTCTATGACGAGGTCCCGGAAGGTTAAGATGCTGGTAGGTTCAGACACACCCGCCCCCTTATAAAAAGAGAACCCGGCCGCTACTACCCGAGGCTAGACCCCGGATCAACGTAGCGGCCAGGCCCTGGGTGAGTCTTACGCTGATTCCTGGTAGCCGTACCGAATCCAGTCGGCCGCGAAAGACACGGCGACAGTATTGGCACCCGTTTTCAGTGCAGTGACGAGGCACAGGTTGTGGGCCTGGTCGTAGGTGCTGTCCAGGTCCTCGGACTTCACCTTGTAACCGTTTACGTAGAACGTGACCGTCTGCCGGCCATCGAAGCGGAACCCGACCTTGACGGGGGTGTCCCCGACAACGGAGGCCGCCGTGCCCCCCGCAGTGGTGATGGCCGCAGAAGCAGTAGCGTCGGCGAGGATCGTGGCCTTGGTGCCGCCGTCCTTCTGCTTGACGAAGTTCAGGCCGTTCGGGTCCGCCGGGAGAATCTCCACCCCCAGAAATGAATCGGTGGAAATGAGGCTGGCGACGTCAGTGGCGATCACGTCAACCGACTGGTTAACCTCTTCGGTCAGGCCGAAGAAGAACCCCTGCTCGGTCACGATGGCACCAACCTCCAGGTACGCCTCAACCCAGACCTTCTTGCCGCTGTTGCGGACCAGCTTACAGAATGGTTCGGACTGTAGGCCGATTGCGTCGTTATCCGAAGCGCCCGTTTGAAGGTCGAGCCACCCACCGATTTCGCCGGTCTTGAGGGACACGACACCGTCAACCAGGTCCGAGTCGGCGATGATCGACAGGCCGTCACCGAAGGAAATCGTGGTAACGTCGAGGACCGCCGCGAGCGTACCGCTGCCGGCACCCAGGAAGTCAATGTGTCGGAAGTAACCCTTGCCCTGATCGTTCAGGAGGGTGTTGGGGCAGTCGCCCCAGATGGAGGGGGAGGGCTTGTTAGCCTCGCCCGCCTGTGAAAAACCAATAGAACCGTTAGAACCCATAATACCGTCTCCGTTACTAGAGAGTTTTCTCCGGGTGTACGCCCGAAAAATACCCCGAGGATTTTTACTAGTCCTCGGGGGTTAGGTCAGTTTAGGCGACCAGGGCCTTGTGCAGCACGAAACCGGCCGTGCGACGGTTGATGCACAGGTTGTTGTGCGAACCGTCCAGGAACACGGTGAACGTGGTGTGCTGGCCACGGTCGATCATCGGCTCGCCCTCTTCCATCCAGTACCCGTCCTGGACTACGGGCTGGAGCTTGCTCCAGTCAACGCAGTAGATCGGGTCGGGCGTGTTCACGGTCTGCTGGCCGCCCGTGACCTGGAGACCGTCAAGCTGGTTGATGTACACGAACGGGATGCGGTTGAACACCGCGACGCCGTTGTGGTTATGGAGCATCTTGCCCGCCAGGTCATCCGCCGTGTTGTTATCGTCACGCTTGTCCGACAGGTCCTCGAACTCAGTCACGACGTTATCGTTGGCGTAGAACTTGATGGGCGACCCCACGGCATCCTGGCCGGGCTGGGGGACGAATGACGCGGGGCGGAAGCGGGTACGCCTGACGGCTGACCGTAGCTTACGCAGGACGCTGTTGTCCACGTTGGTGTACGTGTCCGCGTAGCTACGCCACTTCGATTCGACCGAGGCGTCGATGCCGGCACAGGTGGTGCCGGTTGAGGCGTCCTGGTACCGAATCGTTTGGCCGCTGAAACCGGCGGCGGTGACGCCGTCGTTGAGGAAGTTGATGTAGTACGGGATGCCGTACGGGTGGAGGGTCTCCGTGGCGTTGGTTGGGGTGAGCCAACCACGCTCTTCGATCAACTCCGCCAGGTCCCACATCCGCTCCGTACGCCGCGACTCCAGAAGGTTGATGAACCCCTTGGCCGAGGACTTGTTGCGGAGGATTTCCAGCACGTCCCACGAATAGTTGGTGCCGATCTGCGTCCAGGGGACGTTGATCGTGTGCTGGTTCTGATCGACCTGCGGGCTATCAGTATCGTACAGCCGACGGTATTTCGCCCGACCGTTGCGGTCGAGGATCACGTTACGCTGGATGCTGGTGCCGCCGTCAATCGTTCGGCGAGATTCCTGGTAAATCTTGCAGAACTCGTAGTTGTTGTCGTCCCACATGACCTCGAACTGGCTCTGTGGAAGGTCCTTGAGGGTAGTGGCGATTAGGTCCGCCAGTGCTGTATTGTCAACGCCCATGAGGCTTTCTCCGTTTCTCGATCTTAATTAAAGGCTTTAGCTAACCGTGCCCGAGTCCGTTCTACGAGGGTGTCCCTACCCGCACCTGGATCGCCGGCCGCCCTATGGCTGGGCCGAAGCGAGATTCCCTTACTCCGTTCCGTTAGCTTACCCTTCAAGTCAGAGCGAATTGCTTGTACTTTGAAGTCTTGAGACACAAGGTCGTGAGCCATCAGGAGTGCCTGATCCAGTGGGACGTTACGTCCCTGGTATCCTGCACCCGTGATGATAGCGTCAGCGGTCTCCAACACCTTGTTCCGGGTCGCCACCTGATCCGATGTCAGCGACTTAGAACCGTCCCCATACAGACCGCCGTATGGTTTCATGGCGGACGCCCCGAAGAACTCATCAATCTTTGTCGAGAGTTGCTGGAACTCCGCCTGTTGAGCAGACTGCTGGGCCTGCTGCAACTGTGGAAGGAGGGAGTTGATCGCGTTGATCGCGGCGTTCACCGGTGCGGCGATTGCATCGACCAGCGTGTCCTCTCCGTACTCTTCCTTTAGGGCCTTGGTGTCCACCTGCGGGATGGCAGATATACCCTGGGCACTTTGGGCCGGCCTGGGCTGGGCAGCCTCGGTGGCCGACTGGCCCCCCGCAGCTTCCTTCGCCCTGCGGCCCGCCTCGGCCATTTCCATGGTCCGGGCGTTGCGTTCGGTGTGGAGCCTGGCCGAGGTTTCGAGGAACTTGGACCCGTAGCGGGCCAGGTTATCGTCGATTTCGGTCTTGTCCCAACCGTACGCTTCCAACGTCCGCCGGTGCGAATCAGGAAGGAGAGGGGCGTCTGAACCGTCGGTAGGTTCTTCGGCCGCAGCTTCCGGGGCGGTAGGCTTGGCAGCTTCGCCAGCCTCATCTTGGTCTGTTTCGCCGTCCGAGGGGGTTTCACCGGAGGCGGGAGTCTTTTGTTCGGGTTTCGTTAGGGGGCCATCGTCCTCGAAGATTTCATTAAGTCGTGTAATAACAGAGGCTTCGATCTGTTCACGAGGGACTTCGGCGGGGGCGGCCGCAGCGGCGGGGGCGGCGGGGGTCTCGATTGCGGGCGTGGCTGGGGGTCCCTGGTCTTTCAGGTCGGGCATGGTTATCTCCGGGGGTAGGGCCGGCGGGGAACCGGCAACTATATAAGTATACACCAATGTTAGGTGTTTGTCAAGGTCCAATAACAAATTATTTGCGTTCTACGAACCCGGTAGCCTTCAACGCTTTCAGCTTCTCCTGACGGGTTTTGGCGATTGGGACCCCAAATAGCTCGTCGTTAGGGTCCGTGGACATTTCAATCCCGGGGCACTTCCTCTTGAAATCGTGTATTTCTTCCCAACTGTTGCAGCCTATACTCTGCATCTCAATGGGTTTATCGAACACCCCCGTGCTGAACGGGCGGTCGTACACCCGGGGCATCCCTTCGCCGCAGCACTCCGGCCACACGGGGTCCTCTCGTATGGAGTGGCACACGATCTCCGTTCTACCGCAATGTTCGCATTCGTGGTTATGGATAGGCACTTAGATACCCCCTCTCGATTGGCTTTGGTCCTGGTTGGCCCCGGCCTGTTCGCCCTGCCTGACCTGCTTGACCGGGCTGGCCACGGCCTGCACCTGGCCGGGCTGCCCGTTCTGGGTGGTCACCGCGTTAGGGTTGGGCTGTAGCTGCCCCTGTGAGCCGGCGGGCGAGGGACCCATCAGCATACGGTTGGCGAGCTTCTCCTGGAACATTGGATCGAAGAACACCTCGTCCAGCCAGTCCATGCCGGCGTTCTCTGCCATGCGGCTGATGTACGCCTGGGGCGAGAACGGGATGCCCAACTGAAAGAAGGTGAGGGCGGCGGCCGCAACTGCAGGAACCACCCTCACGGCGAACTCCAGCATCTCCTGGTACTGCGTGGCCCCATTCTTACGGCCCATAGACTCAGGTTGAATCTCGAAGGTGAAGTCCAGGAAGTCGCCGCTGCGTACCTCGGGGGTGAGGAACACTTGAAACTCTTCTATGCTGGCCGGCTGGACCATAGCGGGGCCGGTCTGCGACTGTGCGTAGATCGCGGGAACCTGCCGACGCTTAATCAGAGGGACCTCAATCAGCGGGTCGGTATGGAAGTACCAGGCACGTTTACTAGCCTCGGACTGTGCGGACTGGTATACCAGGTCCTTCATATCGTCGAGGCCGGTCGATGCGTTGCTCTGCAAGATGCGTGCCGCCGTAGCCGACTGAGCATCGGAGCGTTCGCCGCCCTGCGTCTGCGGGTTCGCGGCCATCATGTTGAACCAGCCCTGTAGTTGCATCAGGTGGGCCTCGTTGGACTGCTGTTGTCCGCCGAAGCTGTGTACCCGCACCCCGTCTGGGTCATCCATGGCGATGGCGTCGCCGTCCCCAGCATCCAGGGCCATCTGGGCATCGTCCGCCGCCGCACGCCTGTAAGACACTACGTCCTTCTGACGCTCGGCCTGGTCAACGATCTTCTTGGCCATGCGGTTAGCTATGGTGTGCAGATCGTTCCATACGCCGACCATAGGTACCGGCAATGGATTACCTGGCACGGGCGGCGTCAGGGACAGCAGGGTGTACGGGCCGGTGTCGGGACCGTTGTAGTCATCCACCCGCAGGTAATCATCGAAGGTTAGGCCCTTGCCGGCGGGGACGGTCACGATGGCCTTGGCCTGCGGGACCCACAGTTCGACTACCTCAACCTCATCCTGTAGCTCGAAGTTCTCACGCTCGTTGATGGCCCGCATGGATAGGGACGAACTACGTCCACCGTCCTGTGGGTTGGACCCTGCCCGGGGCAGACGCTCAACCAGATCATTCTTGTACAGGCCCGAGTCCAGGAGCAGGCTACGCGGAACCGTGATGCGGTCGCCCATAAACGTAGCGTCCCGGAACATATGCTCCTTGCTGCCCGGGTCCACGACGAAATTGTCAAAGTCCACGCACTCGGTGTATACCTCACCCATATCTATGTGGTCGTAGTCATCCAGGGCCAGGATGGACCCTGACTCTGCGATGCCGGTTTTCATAATTCCAAGGGTGAATATGGCGTCTACCAGATGCTGGCGGTACACGTTCTTAATGTTGATGACCTTGTCGTGGTATGACAGGCCCATACCGAGCAGGTCCGCGTATTCCCTGGAGGCCAGGAATCGGCTGGTTACCCGGTGCTTGGGGAAGCTCATCACGATGTTGGGCACAAGGATGCGAACCGCGTTGAAGATCAGGTTCAGGGGTTCTGTACCAATATCAGCCGCTGCTCGGTCGTAGTATTGGCCGGTGTAGTTGCGGAGGAACATCATGCGGGACGCCCTAAAGTTGGCGAGCCGCTTGTAGCCACGCTGTACCGCTTCCTGCACCTTCTTAGGGGAAACTTCACTTGGCATAATTCGCTCCTACAAATCTGCGGGGGTCTGAGTGCCGCTTTAATTTCTTCTTGTACTGTTGCATACGATACGCGGGGGACTGATACGGGGCGGACGCTACCGGTCGAGACATAGGTGCGGTATCCCCACAACCAATCAGGCACAGCATGTCTGCGATCACGCGGTCACCGTGAGTCTTTCTAGCGGCCTCTGATTCCTCGAACAGGGTGGCGGGGCCGATGCTGCCCGTAGGGTAGGTTATGTACCCCAGGGCCTCTTCCAGGGCCTCTTCGCTGTGGTTGATGAACCCGCCGTGGGCGTACGCCCTACGAAGTCCACCAAGCCCCAGGGCCTTCTTCTCCTGGCTGGATCGCCAACCGAACCGCTTGCCACGCTTCTCATTCGTCGTACCCACCTGCTTGTCGAAATAGATACGGGGATAGTTGTACACCCGGACCAACTGCCGGCCGAAGTCGAACCCGGGGTCCCCGTTGTTCTCCCAGATAATAAGCGGAATGATAGACCCACCTATCCAGATGGCGGCGGCACAGGCGAGCTTGGCCAGTTCATAGGGCGGAGTGTTGGCACACGCGAACTCACCGATCTTCTCTTTGGTCTCATTGCAGAACACAGAGATAACGGAGTTGGACGCCCCCATACCCTTACCGATGTCGATACCCAGGGTGTACGTGCGGGTCTGGTCTGGGCGGCCGCCCATCAGCCCGGCCCACCACCGCCACTTACCCTTAGGGGTGCGAAGCACTGACTTAGTGTCCCGCTTCATAACTAGGGAGTTTATCTGGGCCTCGGGCAGTTCTGACTTGAAGTTCAGGGCAAACGACATGCGGGGGGCCTTAGCGAACAGCCTGCGATGCTGCTCGATAATCATAGGCTCGAAGAACGTGTCACCCGATCCCACGTGATCCATGTCAATTTCAATCGACATTTCCTTTGGCGACCGTTTGGTCTCTTCATTGTCGTACCACGGGGATCGTATCTTCCACCGACCCAGATCGTCCTGGGAACAGTATCGGTTCACGCCCTTCTCGGGGTGTTCCCACCACGGAAGGATGAATACTGGGATCGTGCCGCTCATCCGCCACTTAGAGAACGTGGTGCCGGCACCGTTGGGGGTGGACACCGGGAGTCGGCAGGCGGACACGTCGCGGGTGGATCGCTTGATCGACTCGGCCTCAAGCATCTTGGCCATTTCGTCCAGCATGATCGACTTGCGGCGATCAGATGTACCCGCCGTGGCGTTGGCCGACTCACCGTCGATACGTACGCTAGTGTCAAGGTTGACCAGGTGCATTTTCTTACGGAGCAGGCGGGGCTGCATCCACTCGGGCAGGCGGCTCTGAATGTAGTCCAGCTTACCGAACAGGGTGCCCGGGTCGGCCAGGGGGCCATAGGGGTAGCCGCGAGGGAGACCGTCTAGCTGGTCAACCGCGTCCTCTTTACGAGAAAGCAGAAGGTGAGACTCTGAGTTCTTGAAGTTTAGCCGGTGCGAGTACACCGCGATGTGGTTCCAGGTCGCCCCCATGTCACGGGACTTATCTGTCAGCAGGTCCTGGCCCTTGTCGATACACTCATTAACCCGAAGGATATGGCGGTCCTGAATCTCCCAGGTCACGAACGGGAGGTGGGTGTATTCTGACTGGACGTTATCGCCATCTTCGCCCGGCTCAAACACTCGCAGCGTGAAGCAGAAGGCGTTGATATAGAACAGGATCGACTTCGAGCAGGCGGTGTATAGGTCCTCTTGCAGTCCCCTATCCTTGTCGGCGGCGGCCAACAACTTCGCCCGCCATTCGAGGTTCTTCGCCGGGTCTTTGGGGACCGCGAGGCCGGTGATCGGGCACGTCCACCAGGCGGCCACCGCCGGGAATGGCGTAGGGAGTTCAGGTTGTACTATGAACGCATTGGACATTACGTACTCATCGGCGGAGGTCCGCTGGTCTTAAGGTCCGTCGCACCCGCCATAGCGTTGATCCGCTGCTTGGCCAGGTCACTGACCTTGTCTTTAGCAGTGACGCGGTCGGCGTTCTCGGGCAGTGCCTGTGGCGTCTTACCCTCCATGCGGTCGTAGATCAACTGGATAGCCCACGCCTCGGGCTTCAACTCCACCTCTGTCTCCCGCCCCTCATCATCTATGGACCTAACCTTGCCCCCCAGGGCCTTCTTGAACAGGAGGATACCCATGGCCTCGCCCTTGGTGATGACCCGGCCGCCCTCGTCCATGTCGTGGGCCTCAGCGGCAAGCTCACGCAGGTGGCGGGTTAGCTCTTTGTTGTTGTAGGAGGGTTTCTTCTTCTCGGACACTGCTTACGCCTTCCAACTTGCACGGGCACCCGACACGGTCTGCCGGCGGATTCCGCCGCGAATGACCACGTCAATGGCCCCGACGGGAGCTTTCGCGTACACCTGGTGGGCCGCCTTGCAGACGTGCGGCGGTTTGAGTTCCTGTACCAGGCCGCCGTTGGCAGCGACGGTACCCCGAACGAGGGTCTCGCCGGCACCCGCGTTATTGTCGGCACCCGCGAATACGTGAACCGCTCCGCCCACGGCGGACACGACCTGGATCGAGTGAACCTCCAGGTATTCATCGGCCGCCAAAGCCACAGCGGTAAGTGACCCGCTACGAAACAGGCCGCCCTCATCACTTGTGACAGACTCGCCACTGGATGCGTCGCCGTGGTTCAGGATTGCAACGAACGGTTCGCCTTTAACAATACTCATATCAGTTCTCCGTAAACTCGAAAATCGACCCTATGTTATCATCAGGGGCGTCCCGTTCCTTGTTCATCTTTTTAGACACGAAGGCGTCGGGTACGGCCCACACGTTATCGGTGGCGTATGTCACGTTCGGGGTGGTCAGGGGTATCCGTCCGGGGTTGCAGGACGTTATTACGATCCGTGCCTCGGGGTGGACCGCATGAAGAAGGTCCGCCCACTCTTGCACGTCTATCCACACCCATGCGTCGGTCACGATGAACCACTTACCGGCCAGGGCAGTTCCGTGCCCGGACACCATTACAAAGTCATCGTATCTGCGGGAGACTTCCCGCTGCCAGTCTGTCGTGTACCGGGCCAGGCCGGCGTCGAACACGTACTCGGGCATGTTCGGTTGACGCAGGGATACCCGGGGTTCAAAGGAACAACCCAGGGCCAATAGGGACAGGATAGTGAGCCATGTGACGGCCGGGGCGAGGGCTGCACGTGTGGTTAGATAACTCATGTGTGTATTACCCCAATACCTGGCTGGGTCGAAGGAGGCCGGCGTCGCGGGTGGCGGTGTAGACCGTGATGCTCATGTAGTCCACAAAGAACTCAACCCCGTCGTCGAGAATAAGGAAGCCCTTCATCTGAAAGCCAAAGGTGGAGGCGTTGATTTCCGCAGGGGTCCACGCCAGGCCGTGAAGCTCTGTAGGACCACCATCTGTGGCGGTCACGGGAAAATTAGGCTGAGCCCGGAAAATAGTATTTGCATTGTTCAGCAGGTCGCCAACAGGAGTCGTGACTTTCAATATGCGGGTGCTGTGCGCCTCCTCCGCCCCAGCAGCACCTCTGGCGTGAAACTCAATCCCAACGATGGTTTCGTTCGCGGGGATCACAAACCCAAAGTTGGTCGCCCTAAGGAACTGCGTGGTGTCCTCGAATGAAACGGGACCGGCAACGGCATACAGGCCGTTTGATGCCTTCACATTATCAAGACCGGCCCAAGCATTCTCTCCGGGAGCTATGC